TACCTGTGTTGCTGTCCAAAGAGGAATATTGAATTGCTTCGCCATGCCACGAAGTTCTTCTGCTATACCCTTGACATAGGTGTAACTATTCATACCATTACCAAGTTTAAACCTGGCACATGAACAGATATTCAGATAATCAACAAAAATTACATCTGGCGTGAACTTCTTCTTGATTTTCAATTCTTCAATAAGATTTCGGAAGTGAGTCACATTTGCTGCAGCAGTTGGATACTCCTTGATGATGAGTTTGCCTTTGCAGGTCTTCTTCAAGTTATCAACCTTGGCTTCATACTGATCTTGGGCCATTTGCTCAAGAATGTGCATGTCGCTGTCCAACAGGTTGGCATCGATGCGCTTTGCAATCTCTTCTTCTGCCATCTCCAAAGTGATGTATAGCACATTGAGATTTTGAGATAGACATGCTGCTGCATGATGACACAAGAAAGCACTCTTTCCTACACCGGATGCTGCCATGACTACATTAAGCGTCTTCTTGCGAGTTCCGCCACGGGTGATCTTGTTGAACATCTCAAGATCAAATGGAACCTTCTCTTCTACTCTGTGGTAATACTCATATCGCTCGTCAACATCTTCCAAAAAGTCATGGCCAACTCTAGTATCAAAAGAAACAGAAAGAGCCTTTGACATGATCTCAGGAATAGCATTCTGAGTTCGTTCCTTGTCCTTGCCTTCAATAATCCCAATGGATGCCATGATGCCATTGTAAATTGCCTTTTCCTTGCAGAACTTTTCTGTTTGTTCAACCAGCCACGCTGTGTCTGACTTCTCACCTTCTTTGTACATCTCATCCGTGATTGATGTGCATTTCTTGAATTCAACTTCACTCAGAGACTTTTCATCTCCGAGTGAAATCAGAACAGCATCCTTTGTTGGTATGTTGTTGTACTTGAGAATAAACTTGCCAACAATCCCGAAGATTATCTTCTCCGACTTGTCGTGAAAATATTCCTCTTGGAGAAATGGGACAACTTTGCGAGCATAGTCCTCATTGAGGACCAAGTTCTTTAGAATTACTGATTCCATGTTTTAATTATACTCTTGGTAGAAGAAATGTCCACCATTAATCTTGGTGAACATCATCCTCAAGGTCAACGGGTTCCTGTTCAATTCCTTCTTCGACAATCTGTGTAAAAATGTTACCAACTGCATTTGTAAAATCTTCTTGTTGTTGATCAAATTTATCGGGAGCCTTCAATACATCGATTTCCATGGTGACACTTATTTCTTCGTTTGCTGTTTCTTTTAATGAAATTTTTCCATACCGATATACGATGTCCTTGTACTTTCCGTCCAATATTTGAATGGGACAATTTGCCCCAACATCAGTTGATACTTCAGGAACATACTTGAACTTAGGTGCTTTGTCCATACTTGAAATCCTTTTGAATCTCTGCGTCCAATTTATCTAGGATATCTTTGGTGTAGTATTTCTCAGGATCATCATCGATGTTCTTCTCAAACACCTTGCTTCCATCGGGAAGTTCAATTCGTGTGGATACTTTCTTGAAGATGCCATACTTTATGGCAAGATCAGTAAGACCATAATATCTGCTGAGACCTGAAGTGTAATTCAAACGAGTTTCCACATGCATGTTCTCTTTGACGAATCTGTTCTTGTAATTTGTGCACTTGATGAAGATTCCTACAACACCTTCATCAGTCTTGTCCTTGCTTTTGGACAGAGTGAGAATGTTGCTTGCTGCATATTTTAATCCAACACCACCACCAAGTTCCTTAGTGGGAACGTATGCACCAATCACCTGATATGTGTGATTGGTCATAAGCATGGGAATCTTGGCCTTTCCAAGTTTAAGAGTTAGCACACGGAATGTTGCCTTGGTCTGTTGGGCCTTGGTCATGTCACGAACATTCTTGCCTTCAGCAGAATCGTTCATTTCCTTTTCTGTTGACAACATACCTAAAGAATCAAGAACAAACAAAACAGGCTTTCGGTCTTCTTCAGGTTGTTCAATTACATCATTAACAATCTTTAATGATTGTGTTTTAAATTCTTCAATGGTAGAGACAGGAACTACTGCAACTCTTTCCATATCGATACCACGCTGCTTGAACATATCACTGGTAATAGCTTGCTCCGTATCGAAGTAAACCACGACACCATCTTTGTTGTCCTTCAAGAACTGAGAAGCAATTCCAATAGCATAGAATGTCTTGCCTGTTGCTGGATCGCCAGCCAAGCATGAGATCTTGTTGTTTGGAAGACCACCATAGATTGTTCCCGATAGTAGTGCATTTAGAACATAAGATCCTGTGTCAATGAATCCAGTGACATCAGATCCCTCCAATCCCTCTTCAACAATCTTTGCGTCTGGGTTATTTATTTTTCCGATTAGACTTTTTAGATACTTTGACATTATTTTCCTTTACATACAAAATACAACCAGCGACACCTTCAGGAGTGTCATGAATAATCTTGATGGATTCGATGATTACATCATCTTTAACATCAAGTAGTCGGTCACCAACGATAAAGCATGGCCCACCTTCAAAATCGAATAAACCATCGCCAAAGCGAGAGTACAAAGACCTGCCTTCGACTTTGTAAGATCCGTCTTCAAGAAGTGTGATAATTCTTTCATCACCATATCTAGATTTAATTTTCTTTACCATATCTTAATATTATACCTCAGACAAAGAAGTCTTCAAGTGAGACTTCTGCATTTAGTTTCCAATTTATTGCTTGTAAAATGTTGTCCAACGGTTCTCCAAAAGTTTTTTCAAATTGCTTCTTGCGATCTATGTACTTCTCAAGATTGAATTCCTTGGGTGGACTGTTAATGAAACCCATGACAGCATCTTTGCCTGCCATTCCATATGGATTTGGAACCTTGACAAACACAAACTTCATCTTGTCGTTTTCCTTGATTGCTGCGTACTGCTTGTCGATCCCAATCTTTTTGCTGTAATTGTTATACAGCAATGCCGCCTTGGTTGCGATTGGTGTTCCAGTTTGGTAAATCTTTGTATTGTCAGAATACTTGTTGATTCCCTTGACTCCCCGAGGAGCTGCGACATCAGATATAGGAAGCACCATAAATTCATCATAGAATTCATTCACATATTGTCGCAGCTCCTCCGGGGTTTTGGTCAAGATGATCTTGATGCAGTCTTTTAGTTTCTTTCGAACAATTGCTGGCGTACTGCTTCTTGCAGTTTCCAGACCCATGATCTTCAGTTTGGGTTCTTCAAAGCGAATGCCTTCAAGATCCTGCACAAGCAAGGCATACCTCTTCTTGGCAATAAACATTCCAGCGGAAGCAATTGCTTCACGCTTGAAGAAGATCTTGTTCTCAGAGCAATTCAATGTCTTTGTGAGAAGATCCATTTCTTTCTTAAGTTCTGGCTGAATCTTCTGTTCACAGATCTTGTCAACGAAATCGGTGATGTCCGTGATTTGGGTCTTTTGCTGAATTTGAGTAATGATATCATCAAGATTCAGATAGACAGAATCCGTATCCACGGCAAGGACATAATCCTTGTCATTATCCTTTGTCAGATGACGAATGTACCCATTCATGCAGTTCTCTGCTGTTCGAATGATTACCTGACCCGTAACAGTAACGGCTGTCGCCAACTCAGGTGAAGAATAGATGAACGCTGGGTTTCCCAAGCAACCGTAAAGACTGTTTGCCAAAATCTTCTTTACTGACTGACGAATCTTTAGTGCTGCAATACGTGGAAGAAGATTGGCATCCTTGGAATGCTCATATTCCTTCTCCAACTCCAACATCTTGTTCTTGGCTTCCTTTCTCTGATTGAATGTGCGCTCAATCAGAATAGGAATGAATCCAAGAATGTTATTCGTGAACATGGATCCATTGCAGGCCAAACAAGCATTTTGATCTGATGCTTCTTCAACCAAAGAAGGAATTTGTTTTTTCTTGCTTCTCAAGAAATCATCTGCACTTAGAGATGCATCTTTCTTGATGCAAGTCTCAGGAGAAATATTCCATCCCATTATGATACTTGGATACAGGCTTGTAGCATCGAAGCTGACTACATTCTTATACAGACCTGGTGCAACATCCTTAACATACGCACCGACAAATTGGTCATCCTTGGCATATGAGGTCTGTATTGGTGGAATGATGTCCTTGCGAAGAAGATAATCACAACAAATTGTTCCCCAAATTCTTGTGGCAAAGAATACAACATCAAATGGAATCTTGGCTTCGTATGCAATAGAAACAGCCAAGTCGATAAGACGAAGTTTATTCTCTAATTTTTCAATTAGTTCAACATCTTGAATGTTATATTCCGCAAATCGCTGGAAGTTTTTTGTATAGAATTCTCGGAGAGAACCATATTCTGAGTAATCCAGTTTCTGTTCATCCAACTCTGCTTTGGCAATAAAATTTAGGGCATAACTTTCTTGGCTGGTACCAGAGAACTTCTTGTAAAGATCCATGTAGTCAAGCGTGGTATATCCCGGAAACTCAAACAATCTGTAATCAGTTCCACCAATGTTTGTCTCGCGCTCTTTCATTAGATTGAAAGGAAGCCAAGACTGAATCTCCTTGTCATCGAAGAACAAGCGAGCCCTACCAATGATGTATGGAATATCGAAAAGTTTGACGTTCCATCCAGTAAGTACGTCAATGTCTTCTTTGCGAAGCAACTCAAAAAACTTTTGAATAAGTTCCTTCTCGGAAGAAACTAGAATAAGTTTGCAGTTTGGAATTGAAACTTGCT